TAAAAATAAATAGACAGATGAGTATAATAAATTCAGTACGAGAAACGGTGCTGTCGGTTCTTAATAAAAATAACTATGGATATATTGCGCCTAGTGATTTTAACTTATACGCTAAGCAAGCGCAGCTAGATATTTTTGAAGATTACTTTTATCAGTACAACTATCAGCTCATGAAGGAGAACGCTAGAGCTTCAGGTGTTGGTTATGCTGATTTAAAGAAAGGTTACGAGGAAGCAATAGATATTTTTTCAGAACAAAGTTTTCTTGTTCCTGTATATGCAAACGGTTCTGCTCAATCATTGGCATTACCCTCTGCATCTGCATCATATAGTGTTCCTACTACTGCCACTACAGGCTCTGATTATTATTTAATTAATAAGGTTTTACTTTTAACTAAGTACCTTGTTGTTCAAAGCACGAACACTTTATCTTTAGTTGCTGTTAACACGATGAAAGATTCATCTTTAAATTTTTCAACCATTGGCGTAAAGCCTAGCGATGTTGTGGTTAATAAAACGACAAGTAAAGTTGCAAGCGTATTATTCGTAGACCAATCAGACCCTAGCCTTTTGTATTTAGACGCAGATATTTTTACAGCTGTAGGGGATAGCTACTGTATACTAAGTTTATCCAGGGGAGTGAACGAATGCGAGAAGGTTACCAATAGAAAGATAACTCAATTGAATATGTCTAACCTGACTAAGCCAACAGAGCTTTTTCCTGCATATTCAAATAGCTCTACTGTGATTCAAGTTTTTCCACAAGACATACAGGTTGGTGTTAATCAAGGTCAGACTTCTTTAGGAAGAGTTCTATGTCAGTACATAAGATACCCAAAAGACCCTAAGTGGACGTATGCATCTCTTGTTGGTGGCACACCTGCTTTTAATCCTTCTAGTCCTTTGTATCAGGATTTTGAATTACCCCTTGATGATGAGCCTAGTTTAGTAAACAAGATATTACAGTACGCAGGAATGTCTATTAGAGAAACCGAGGTAGCTCAGTTTGGACAAGTTCTAGATACAACAGATAATCAAAACGAAAAATAATGTCATACCTAAGCGAATATCAGTACTATGAAAATAATGGAAACTCACCAGAAGATGCTAACTGGGGGTCATACCAATACGTAAGCCTGTACGATATAGTTAACAATTTTATGTTGATGTATGCAGGTAATCATAGTCTAGTAAACAATGAAGAAAGATACAGAGTGTTGTTTCATGCTAAGAGAGCAATACAGGAACTTAACTACGATGCTTTTAAAGAATTAAAAGTTCTTGAGCTAGACGTTTGTGATACACTAAGATACGTTCTTCCTTCAGACTATGTGAACTGGGTAAGAATATCTTTATATAAAGATGGTATTCTTAGGCCTTTAACAGAAAACATTCAGACTAACTGGAGTAACGCTTACTTACAGGACAATGATTGTAGAATATTATTCGATGAGGATGGAAACATTTTAAAGCCATCTACATCCACGATAGACCTTCAAAGGATAGAGGGTACCAAAAAAAGTATTTACTTAAATGAGCGCAGCCCTTACAACAACAGAGAAGGGTACTGTGTTGATGGGTCGTGGTATTTTGATTATGGTATTGGTGGAAGATTTGGTCTAAATACAGAGACAGCAAACTCTAATCCAACATTTAAAATAAATAAAAAAGCTGGCGTTATAAACTTTAGTTCTGATATGGCAGGAGAGCTTTGTATTTTAGAATATGTTTCAGACGGAATGGAAGGCGGAGACGATACCTTGATAAGTGTTAATAAACTATTTGAAGAATATGTTTATGCTTACATTCAGTTTGCTATATTAAACGGAAAGTTTGGAGTGCAAGAATATATTGTAAGCAGGGCAAGAAAAAGAAGCTCAGCTTTATTGCGTAACGCTAAATTACGAATTAGCAACATACACCCTGGTCGTTTGTTACAGAACATTAGAGGTATGGATAAGTGGATTAAATAAACATGGCAGAAGTTACTAGAAATTTTATTGCAGGGCGAATGAATAAAAGCGTTGATGAACGCTTATTGCCTAATGGTGAGTATGTTGACGCCTTAAACGTAAGGCTTGGTTCTACAGAAGAGTCAGAGGTAGGTTCTGTTGAGAACTCAAAAGGAAATACCAGACTGACTAATTTAAGTATAAACGGGATTCCGTTAAGTAATAACGCTACCTGTATAGGCGCGTTTGAAGATGGACAAAGAGAAACTATATACTGGTTTGTTCATGACCCAACATTTCAATTATCATCTGGCGTTAAAGTGATTGCAGACCTTGTTGTATCATTTAATGTAACACAAACACTGCTTACATATCATGTGGTAACAACTTCAAGCCCTTTAGTTCCAGACGATATATCAGTTCTTAATTTTAATTCTAGATACTTAATCACAGGTGTTAACAGAGTTGAAGACCTGTTGTTCTGGACAGACAACTACAACCAGCCTAGGGTTATAAACATAAAAAGAAATTATGATTCAGTAGCTCCAGACCTAGCTGAACAATTGTTGGTTATTAAAAAGCCACCTACACAGGCACCAACTTTTGAGCTGGTTAATGTTTCTGGTGAAGAGAATTTTTTAGAACAAAGATTTATAACATTTGCATACAGATATAGATATGAGGACGGAGAGTACTCTGCGTTGTCTCAGTTCAGCGAGCCAGCATTTGTTCCTAAGAACTTTGAGTATACTATAGACTCAGGTTTAAATGAAGGAATGATAAACGCTTTTAATAGCGCCAATGTTACATTCAATAGTGGGGGAAGGTTGGTAAAATCTGTAGAGGTTGTCTTCAAAGAAACCACAAGCAATGTTATAAAGTCAATTGAATTATTTAATAAACAAAATTTAGGATACGCAGACAATACTAATTATTCTTTAAGTTTTAACAATAGTAAAATATACACAGTTCTTAATGCAACGCAGCTTGTTAGGATGTTTGATAATGTTCCGCTAAAGGCTCAGGCTCAAACAGTTATGGGTAACCGTTTGATATACGGAAATTATGTGGACGGGTACGACCTTGAGGACTTAAATGAAAATCCTATAAGACTAGAATATTTTACAGAACTTATCTCTGAAGATATTGGGATAGGAGAATTTCCAGATAATAGTATTAGTTATATATACTCTATTGACGTTCAGAGAAACACGCCAAATGCAGCGGCATTTTTTGACCTTGCTGATGTTGAGCTAAAAGCAGGGGCAACTTTGTTTTTTGAGATTAGATATGGACATGAAGGCTTCAGTGGAGACACGCCTTATCCAGCTCAGACATCAAGTAACTTAGAGCTAGACTTTTCTTTTAATCTTCCCGTTGACTTTAACAGCCCTTATGAACTATCTATTGACCCAGCGTTTGTTAATCTTATAGGAACCTTATCCAACATAAAACCTGTGTATGATAGTGTACCAGGGAATGAAACTTCTTGTGACGGTAATACCGTAACAGACAATTTTAATTGTGGGATACCTAACAACTTAGACGCGTTAACTAAATTTGCTAGTGGGATTAGTGGGGAAGGCCAGCCAATAAGAATAATAAGTTCTCCGTCAAGTACAGAGATAGGTATTGTTCCTATTGCCATGAGATTTGTTGACGATTTAGTTACACCTACACAAAGCGTATATGAGTACTACCAGGTATCTTCAGCAAGCGGTACGTTCCTGAGCACAGGAAACCCAAAGAGTCTTCATAGCGATAGAGATTATGAGATAGGTATTGTGTATATGGATGAGTTTAATCGTTCTACTACAGCATTAGTTAGTCCACAGAATACAGTTCATGTAGGATGCTCAAAATCTGCAACCCAGAACTCTGTACAGGTTACTATTCCACAAGCACAGCTTGCGCCTTCTTGGGCTGATAGATATAAGTTTGTTATGAAGCCTGACTTTGAAGATTACAATACAGTGTATTCAAATCTTTTTATAGCTGACACCACAACATCTGCGGTATTCTTTTTATTAGAAGGAGAGAACGCAAGAAAAGTTCAGGAAGGAGATAGGCTAAGGGTAAAAGCGGATACAAGTGGTGTAACATCTAGATGTCAGTACGCTACCGTATTAACTAAGACTGCTGAGACTAGAGATTTTATAGTTCCTGCCCCTACTTCTGAATCTGGTGAAGAAATTCCAATACCTGCAGGGACTTACATGAAAATTATTCCTAATGACTTTACGGTAGTAGAGGCTGAGCTTCCATTTATATTAGAAGGGCACAAAAACAATTGTGCTCAAAGAGGAGGTCAGCATCCAAGACTGAATTACCCTGTAAGTATCCCAGACCCAGATAATCCTGGGTTCCATTTACAGTACGACATACCTCAGGGGTCTAGGGTAAATATAAATGTTACGTTTAAGAGAGATGGAACTAATGGGAAGTGTGAAAAAAGAACGTATATTTTAGAGCTTAAATTAGTAGCCTCTCAGGACTATGATAATTTTAAAGAGTTTTTTGACGGAGACAACATCGCGTCAAGACTTGATGGCGGTAGGGTTGAAGTTGCTGGAAGCCAGGATTGTCCTCCTCCTTACTTTGCTAATTACTATAATCCAGTTCTTGCTTCTACCTCACCGCAGATGCCTGAGGACAGATGTATTTATCAGTGGCAGTTTCTTGAAGACCAAATTTCTGGTCCTGGCGCCCCTACTAACCCTTTATACTTAGGTCTTGTGGGTACCAATAGCTGTTCGGGTGCTGCGAATAGTCAGAAGAGACGCGCATGTATTGATGCTACAATTGAAGTATTTAGGGCTGAGACCACGCTAGTTTTTGAAACAGAGCCTCAGGATGCTACTCCTGATTTATGGTATGAGTCAGCTGATGTTTATAGTATTGATAAAAACACTGGAACACACGAAGGTAATATACAGAATCAGACAGCGACTCAGCCAGCTATTATTAAAACTGATTTCTTTAATTGTTTTTCTTTTGGTAACGGGGTTGAGAGCTATAGGATTCGTGACTCTGTTGTGGGTAAAGAATTTTCTTTAGGTGAAAGAACCACTTCTACATCTGAGGTAGAGTTTAGACAGGCACATCGTTTTGCTGACTTAACATATAGTGGCGTATACAATGATGAGAGTAATGTAAATAAGCTTAATGAATTTAACTTAGGGTTACTAAACTTTAAGCCGCTTGAAGATGTGTACGGTCCTATTGAAAAATTAAGCGGTAGAGAAACCGATATACTTGTGCTTCAAGAGGATAAGATATCCTATGTATTAGCAGGTAAAAACCTGATTAGTGATTCAATTGGAGGAGGTACAGTTGCCTCTATACCTGAGGTGCTAGGAACACAGATAGCTAGGATTGAAGAGTACGGAATATCTAGAAACCCTGAGAGCTTCTGTTCGTGGGGATTTGATAAGTATTTTACTGATGCCAAAAGAGGGGCTGTTATAAAATTAACAGGTTCTTCAGGGTCTAACGAGCAGCTTACGGTTGTGTCCGAATCAGGAATGAGGTCGTGGTTTAGAGATAGATTTATATCAAGTATAAACTATCAAAAGATTGGAGGCTTTGACCCGTACATGAACGAGTATGTTCTTAGTATGAACCCAATTGAGTTACCTTCAGAAGAGGAATGTATTGCCTGTGGTATCAATAGAGAATTTACTTTTAATAATGACAAATCTGTTGAGTACTGTTTAGACCTAGGCACAGAGGTTGGAGAAACAGCTTTGACTGTAACCGCACAGACACCATCAGGTTCTGAGCTTAGTTCTATTAGAGTTAGATACAACTCTGTTGATGTTGTGCCTACTACCGTTCTAAGTAACGGAACAACTGGATGGATTTTTGACAAGAATAGTGTTTCACAAAACACAGCAACAGTGTTTATTGAGGGTAAGAAAAATTCTTCTTTAACAGTTAGGCTTGCTTGTCCTGCTCCGTCAACAATTAAGGTGTATCAGATATGTATAACAAACACTCCTGATGCTGGCAACAATATTCATAACGAGTATAGGTGGACAGACGGTGCGTTTGTATCACCGCTTCACAGCGAGCAGGTTACCTTTTTAGACGAGACAGGTAATTTTGTTATAAGTCAATATTCAAGTATAGTAGCTCCACAAGGGGGAGG